GCGCACAATCAAGTTGCGATTGAAAGAACTGCGCTCACTGATCGATGGCAGCAGCGATCCTGCGGTACATCGGATCGCCTACGCGATGGAGCACGCGATTCGTTGGGCTACGCTTGATACTACCGGATGGGAAAGGCCCGCACAAACAGCCTTGGATTTGGCTGCAATATTGCGAAAGGAATTAAACGAATGAGCGCCGACCGGAACGGCATCGCGCACAAGGGCGAGTGGTTTGCCGTGCGCCGTGCCGATGGGCGCCTGAGCGGGAGAATGTTCCGCTGCCCCTGCCGCGCGGCAGAGCACGCCATGCGCGGCTACCGCGTCGCGTGGTGGCCGGATTTGGTCGGGCGCGGGATACGCATTGTGGCTGTGATGGAGGAAAAATGAGCGCCGAGCCAACGCTTGCGGAGCAACTGCGCGAAATGATTGTTCCTCCTGCCTGCGTTGAGTTGATCGAGCAGGCTGCCGTCCGCCTGGACGATCTTGAGCGCCAGATTGCAAAGGTGCAGTACTGGCGCGACCGTCATTGCCGTGAGAGCGAACAGCACGCACAGCGTTCTGGCGAAAACTGGAAAGCGTGGAAGGCCGCAGAGCGCCAGCTTGCGACTGTGGCGCAGGAAGAATGCGAAAGGTGCGCAACGATATGCGAGGAACAGAATAAATTTACACCATGGCAGGATAAAGAGCATTACAAAATGGCTGCGCAGTGCGCATACGCCATTCGCGCCCTCACCCCGCACGCTGGCGAAGAACCGGAGGCCGCGCAGGCAGTCGCCAACGAATCGGAAAGTGCGACGGAACGGCGTACCCCGACGATTACTACCGAACCTGCGCCTGCCTCCGGCCCCGACGGCGAAGATTGTACCGGTGAACCGGACGAGCAGTTTATTGAAGCAATTATGGTTGAAAAGTCTGAACTGAATCGCCTGCGCACCGTCGCCGAGGCGGCAAAGACGTTCATCCATTCAGAAGGCCGGGAGAACATCGTTGCCGCCGAACTGGCGCTGGTGAATGCTATTGAGCAGAGCTATTCGTGAGCGATCAGGCGAGCGCCCGCTGAACGCCGTCATTTATCACGTCAAAGTGGTACGAATTTCTTCCGTTCTCTTGCCGAATAATTCCGATAACCAGCGCCGACATAACCTTTGGGTCGGTGACATCGATGGCCTGATCCGGCATGAATCCGGTCGTATTCGCAACGGCGTGGATGTATGCGTCGGTGTCATTCTCGCCCGGCGGCGCCCATCTGGAGACGATTTCCCGCACCGTATCGATGTCACGCGGACTGTCCTGCGGGTAGACTCTGGAGTAGGTGAGCAACGTCCTCGCTAACGCCCTGATACCCCATACCGCACTTGTGAACACGACGAAGCGTGCATCGGTGGATTGGTCGTTATTCTGCCCTTTCCAGATCGTGCCGCGCGTGCGCTCGATACCGCCAGGATTATTGATCCGCTCTTCTCGGGTAGGCTTGTCGTTCACGCGGTCTTCGCCTCTTCCGCCCGCCGCCGGGCGATTGCCAAAACCTGCTCGGCCCTCGCTACGTCGTCATCCTGCGCGAGCGCCAGAATCTCGGCTTCGCTGAGGTCGCGGCCCTCGGCCTTGGCTTTGGCAAGCGCGGCAGAATACGCGGCAGCCCGGTCAACCAAGCCTAGGATGATCTGGAGTGCCAGTATCTCGCCCGGACCCATTATTGCCGCCTGGAGGTTAGGTATGCTTCAAGCGCGACCAGCGTAGCATTGACCGCCGTCAGTTTCCCATCGGCGGCATTCAGGTCGATCTTGCTCATGGTCGCTGCGAGGTCGAGACCGGCCTTGGCTGCATCGTTCGCAGCCATTACGTTCTCTCCGTCCTGGGAACTGATCTTGTTCGCGTCCATCAGCGTGACCGATGCGCGCCGGATGGCGGTATTCAGGGTAAGCGCCGCGCCGAGTTTCTTGTTGAATGTGTCCAGATCAGGCGCCAACAGCACGCTGCCGAGCGGGTTTGTTCCTGCCGCGCAGCCCCCGAACTGCGGCACGGCGACGGCGAGCGCGGCGGCGAGGCAAACCGCTGCGAGGATTGACCAGACTTGGCGCACGATAGGCATTGATTTCTCCGGTTAGTGTTCAGCGAGCATGACGAGCAGAGCGACGAACAGCAGCGCGGCGATCACGGCCATGCCGATGTCCGCCCACTTGATGTACCCATTCTGCCTCAACATACAAGGAATTCTTGTCGGTTCAGCATTTCAAAAACTTGCAAAGCAGCATGACCGCGCCGGCCACGAGCGCGTAGGCGGCGACGGCGATTGCCATGTTCTCAAGCGTCAAGCTCACAGGCATCCTCTTTTTCTACGTTCGCCGCGGGCGGGTCGATACGTACCAGCCATGATTCAGGAACCACGCCCCAACTGCCGATGTATATCCACACGTGGATACCCTTTGTGACATAACCGCAAAAGCAAGTTGATACTGGGTACGACTGCACTTCGCCAGCAATGCCGGTCCATCCTATGTGCTTGCGACCGCCTGCGCAGCAAGCCCATACGAGTTGGACCAAATCTCCTTGACGAATCTGCATCGCTAGAAAGTCTTTCCGTTCCAGACGATAGGAATCTCGGTGTTTTTGCCGCGCGCCAGTCGAGCCGAGTGAATCATGTCCTCGACATTGCGATACCGGTATGTGCGTCCGATCACAACGTCCTGCCCATCTTTCGTCTTTCCCACAATGCTGAAAATGAACCCGCCGCCGCTCTCGAAGCAGAAGTAGCGGTCAATGCTGACGGGGCGCGGATTTGCGGACATGCGCGCATTTTAATGGCCTGAGAGCGGATTGGGGAGAGCGTCTGGAAGCGTTGGGGCGATGATCGCAATGAGCTTCGGCGCGTCGTCAGGCGTGACAAGCGGCGTAGCCCCGCTGGTTCTGTCTGCGGCGACGATCCCGACATTGACGGCCTGGGCGAGCTTGTGCTTGACCTGGAGTTTATCCCAAACGCTCCAGCCATACGCCGCGATGAATACCACGGCGCCCGCAATCTGAATCTGCGTCTGTTCATCGAAATGGTGCGCGAGGTCGATCCCGGTGGCGCCAGCGAGATAGAGCAGCGCACGCACGGCGGCAAACAATTGAAGCTTTGCCGATTCATCCATCAACGCGCCCGCCTCGCCGCCGCCAGATCGTCACGAAGCTCTTTTACCGTTTCGATCAAAAATTTGTGCTCAGCGGAAAATCCGATGATAGCGCTTTTAAGATCGTTGGCATTGTCTTTGGCCTTGTCCATTTGTTCCTTCAACACGAGCACCTGAGCAGCCTGCGCATCTTGCGATTTCTTGATGTCTGCAATAGCGTCGATCTTTCCGAAAACGCCAGTAACGCCTGCCACCACAAAGCCCAAAATCGTCGTCGTCATCGCCATAACGGCGGTGCGTACAATTTCCCCGCGGAGCCCAGGCATGTCCATGCTATTGCGCGTAGTGCAAGCGCAGAAACCAGACTAATGCCGTGAATATCAGCGTGACGACAAGGGCGAACCAGTCGCGCGGCGAGGTATAGAGGAAGCGGCGCGGCATCAAAATGCCGTGCATTGAAAGAGCAGAACAGACCCTGCGGTAAAATTACCAGCGGCCAAGGACGTATAGTTCGTAAACGAAACTGACGTAGTTGTGGATGAATCTTGTCTAGTCATATGTGGAGTGCCGTTAAGATTTTGGCAGCTACAAACCCACCCATTAGGCGCGGCCGGCATAGTGAACGCACCTTGACTCCCTGGCGTGGTCCCCACTGTCACCCTGAACGCCGCCGTGTTGTTAGCAAGAATCGCAGGCCCGGTTCCGAACCCGCTCGCAATCGTCGGATTCGTGCCGCTGATTATCAGGTTCCCTGCATCATCATTGAAAGATGTAGCAGTAAAACTGCCTACGACATCGGCGCCACTACCAAATGATCCTCTGCCGCTAGCTTGTAAAACGGTGAAACCTGTGCCGGTAGTAGCACTTAGAATCTGAAAGTTGTCAGCAAAACCAGACCGATTGTATAGGGTCCATTTAGTAATACCATTGTTCTGCAAAACGTAGCCAGTTTGATCTGCTGTACTATTAGAAATAAAAGCATTGCCAGAGGCAGTGGAAGTGACGGCGCCGGTGGCAGTAACAGTAGTGAAGCTACCGGCAAGCGTGCCACCAGTGATTTGCGCGGTTGTTGCGAGCGTGCCACTGGTCGGAAGGGTGATCGCAGTCGGCGCGGTGATCGTCAGAGTCGTCAGGAAGTTTCCGACCGTGGTCAAAGGGCCGGCCACGGTGACAATGCTCGTATTCGGATTTGCTTTGCCCGTGCCGCCGCCAAACGGACTGACGGGCGCACCGACCGCGACAGAGGCGAAAAGAGCGAGCGCGGCGAGAATCATTCTCATGGCAATCCTTAGAAGCGGTAAAAAGCACTCAGCAAGTCGCCAGTTTGAGGCGTGCTCGCTGCTAGAAATGTGATGATATTGCCGACGAGATTGAAATCGACGCCCACAAAAAAGGGCGGCCCATCGCGGTGGAAAATGCGCAGACTTGCGGCTGGACTCGGCGTATGAGCAAGCGAGAATACCACATTGCCGACTGCTCCAACGCCGTTAATCACGCCTACCGGCACTTCCCCATCGGCAAATCTCGGGAATGCGGGCAGCGACGTATTGATAACCGATATGAATCCGTAGGCAACTGAGGATAGGCCCACATCAAGCACGCCTGCGTCGTTGACTACCGTTACCGTAGTCACGCCAGCGCCAAACACGCTCCCGACGATGGTGCTGTAAATCGTGCCGCCCGCGTTCGTCGTCTTGACCCTGCGCTGCAATTGGAAAATGGAGGTCTGATCGCCCGGAACCGTGAACGACGTGGCCGAAGCGAATGTAGGCGTCAGGCCGGAATCGACCCATTCGGATGCGACCACGTTCGAGGAGGGGGCGCCTGGGACGTTATCGATGGTGAAAATCGGTGAGCTAGGAGGGTCGGTGTCGCCGGCGGGGGCATAAATTATTTTGTAGGTCTGGGTCGCTGAAAACCAGAGATCGTTCGGCGTTTGGCCGAGAGCATTAAGCGTAATAGGATTCGGATTTGGCACAGTGCCGGTAGAGTCGGCAAACGTTGTCTGCTTCGTCCCGACGCTTCCTCCCACGTAAAAAAAAAGTAAATTCCCAACAGCGGGCAAGCCGTTGGCAAGTTCAAACTGAGGGCGAACACCTAGAGGGCTTGGATTTACGGAAGGCATCGTGTTATTCTCCGTTTATGTCGTTTGCGCTGGCATCGTTTCTCAGACCGTTCGCGCTATTCTTCATCCTGGCGTGCGTGCTCTTGCCTATTCGATTCGCCGTTATCAAGTGGTTTCCCGAAGGACGCATCAAGCGTCTACTGCTGCTGCGCGTGTAGGAGCGCAGTCAGCGCCGGACTCATTGCCGCACCGCCGCGCGCAATCAGCGCGAGGAAGCGTTCATTGCCGGGTTGCTGCGCTAATGCCATCAACTCGCCCGCCTTTGCCGGATCGCGCATGAGAGCCGCGAGTTGCGCCGACATTTCCACATTTGCGCGACCGTAGAGCGCATCGGCGCCGCGCGCGGCAATGTTTCCGCCTACCTGCGCTGCGCCAAGATTGCGCAGCCACGTCGGCACGCCAGCGGCATCGATGAAGTTGGAATAGGCGAGCTTCTTGACCGTATCCGAGCCTGCGGTTCCGGCCGAGTTCGTTGCAGTCACGGAGCGTTGCAAATCCTGTTTCACCGCATTCAGCCGGTTCAGTTGCGCATTCGTCAGCGTGCCCTCAAGCGTCGCCTTGTTGAACCCGGTCGCGCTTGCCGCGGTCTTGTCGGTCAAGTTGTTGATGTACTTGCCCGCTTCCAGCGTTCCGGTGACTTTGTTCGTTCCGCGGTCAAGTAGCGCCTGCGCGACTTCCATCTGGTTTATCGGCTTGCTCATGAGCGCGAATGTCGCGTTCGCTTTCGCATAGGCCGGGCTCAAGTCCTCGATCGTGGACATCAGATCGCCCTTGAACTGCGCAACGGCACGCTCGGTCTCTTTGCCGATGCCGGTCTGCTTGGCGCCCGAAAGGATATCGTCCACGCCTTTTTTGATCCAGTGCAGGCCGTTGATGGAACCCGCCGGCCCCATCGCTTCGCCATTGACGCGGGCGAGTTCTTTCGCTTTTTCCAGTACGCCCGCCGGCATCCGTTCCAGCAGATTCTCAATCTGCGGCTGCATGGCGATCGCCATCTGCTTGTCAACGCCTTGCGCGCGGGCTGCGGCGTAGAGCCGATCCGCCATTACCGAGCGCTGCAATTCGGCCGCTTCCCGGTTTCCAGACGTGCCGGCAATGGCCTCAACCTCGGCAATCCGGGCTGCATTCTGCGCTTTACGCTGCGCCCCGATCTCAACCGCAGCTGTTGGCTCTATTGCCGTTGCCGTGCGCTCTAGCGAGGCAATGCCAGCATTACCGGACGCTTGCCCGACCGTAGGCATGGAGCCCGGCACAATCTCCCCTGCGACGGTCCTGGCAGCCTGCCCAGGCGCGGGAGGTCCGACGTAGGGCGCTCCAGCGGCACTCAGGCGCGCGGCAGCTTCGGGCGCATCGGCGCCGGCCACCCGGTTCAGCAAGCGGCCCATGATCGCCTCTCGCCCTTTGGCGTACAACGGTTCAGCCGCAGCCGAGGCAGCCTTGAAGGCCCCGACAGCGGCCGGTGCAACGGCCGAGGCGCCGGCGCCAAGGCCGATATTGGCAATTGTCTCGCCTGTTCCGGTCGAAGGCTGCGCCGCGCCCATGCCTGCCCCGACGGCACCAGCGCCGGCAATCGTGCGCGGGGCGAGCAATGCACCGCCGGCCAGTTCTGCAACCGGCGCCGCCAGCGCGCGACCGGCGACTTTAAGCGCCCCGCCCGGCAGAAGCATCATGCCGATATTCCCGGCCACATCCCCGATGAAACCGCCCGCCGTGTTCATCAGCGGCGCATCACGTGCGCGCGTTTCGGCGACTTGCTGGCGCATTTCCTCAACTTGGGAAAGAGGCTGCCCAGTAATCAATCCGCCCAATGTTTGCTTGCGCGGCGAGAGCAGATCAGCCGCGCCGGCGCCAATCTGCGCAAGCCCGGTGCCAGTGTCGGAAATTGCCTTGCCGACTCCGATCAGCAAATTCCGGCCGAATGAATTGCCCTCGGTCGGATCGTAACTTTGCGCCGGCTCAGCCTTTGCCGCCTGATATGCCTTCGCCACTGTGTCAAACTCAGGCGTGCCCTTTTTCGCCTGATTCTGGACGATCCAAGCGGCGTACTCGTCAGCCGTTGCCATTATTGGCCCCCGAGGATTGCATCGGCCTGCGAGCGGATATTGGCGGACGCGGCAGCCGCGTTGCTATGCCCCTCCAGCAGCGCCCGCGCGTTGGGCGAAAGGAAGGTATTGCGGAAATCCTGCTTGCCGCCGGCCGCTGTGTATTGACCTTCCAATCCTTGCAATTGCCCGACCATTTGACCCTTGTAGGTTTCGATGACGCCTTTGAGCAATTTCGGACTGTTTGCCTTGTCGAGGACCGATTGGGCTTTGTCCCTATCCCCACCGGTGCCCCCGGCGCCGATAATGGCCTTGACGATCTCGTCCCCGACGATCTGCTTGGCGGCGTCGAAGTTCGTCGGTGCCGTGGAGGTGCCGAGTTGCGTCTTGACGAAGTTTCCGATCTTATTGACCAACTTCACGTCCCCTGTCCCCATGGCATCGATCAGTGCGCCGAGCTGGTCAAGGTGCGTCAGCGCGACGTTGAACGATTTGACCTGTTGACCTTGCTTGCCGGTGCCGAAATCCTTTTCCGTCTTCTGGCGCGTGGCAAATGCCGTTGGGTCATACGCTTTGCCTTGTTCCATTCCAAGCTGCGCCACGCGCCCCATGATCGCCTGCCCCGCCGGGCGCGCAAGAGCAAAGCCGCCGAGCGGAGGCAGATCGCCTTTGTAGATTGCTTGCGCCGTGCTTTCCACTACCGCCGGATCGCCCTCGGTCGCCTGATTGTGGCGTATCGTTTCCGCAAGGTGCGCGCGACCGAGCGCGTTGCTCTGGATTTCGCCAGGTGTCGCCGTGCGCGGCGTGCTGCTCAGCACCGTGGGCGCACCGCCAAGCCCAGGCGTCGCTGTCAATTGCTCCGTTCCGCCGAGATTCTGGCTTGTGATGTGCGGCTTGTTCAGTTCCGCGTATTTCGCCCCGCCGAGCGTGATGTGCTGCACCCATTGGCCGAAGGTCTGCGGATCGTTCGGGATGCGCGCAAGGTGATCCTCCAAGGTGCCACTCATGGCGAGCCGAGGCGCCAAAATCGGATTGTTGAAGCCTGCCGTAATCAACTGCGCGGCTTGCTGCGGATTGCTCACACTGCCCCAGGCATTTCGGTACGCCGCGTCCGCCTTATCGCTTGTTTCCTGCTGAATCTTCGGTATTTCGGCCTGATTTTTTCCGATGGTAGATTGGTGCATTAGATTTTCAAGTTCGGCCTTCCTGAATGCCAAACCTTGCACCGGGTCAATGCCCATCACATCGGCGGAACTTGCGTTCGGGTTGCCTGAAAAGAGTGCGGCAATGCGCCGCTCGGCATCGGCTTTGCGCGTCGCCTCGCTGATCTGCAAGCCCTGCAAATCTTGCTGGCCGAGCAGCGTTCGGATGGTTAGTGCCTTCGAATACTGCTCAACCGGGTCGGGAAGATTCAGCTTCGGTTGCTGGACGCCGAGGATGATGGAACTGTCAAGGCCCATGGAATCACCCGTTTGCGAAGTATGTCGGCTGCCGCTGCCCAAGAAGCGCCTGCAGCGTTGCGTTGCTGCTGAAATTGTTCGCCAGCGAGTTGATGTTGCCCGCGGCGCCGGTCACTGCGTTCGCCCCGCCGACGATGCCCGCCGAACGCGCCGAGCCCTGATCGGTGAGCAATCCGCTGATATTGTTCGTCGCGTTCTGTCCGGCCGCTGCTACCTGCCCAACTGCGGTCTGGCCGGTCCCAGAAACCCCGCTCAGCCGGTTGAACGTGTTCCCCTGCGTGGTTTGGAACCGGTTGAAGGCGTCATTCGCCTTGGTCGAGCCGTAATCGTTCCCGAACTGCGTCAAAGCCTTCAAGGTCGCGCCAGAATCGTAATTCCCGCCCGCGATCGCCCGCGCGTTGATCGCCTTTGTGCCCTGATCGAGGCCGAATTGGAGCCCGGAGTTGTACACAGGATCCGCGTTCAAGTCCGCCGAGGTGAAGGGCTTGGTCAGCGAGCCCGCGTCCGTCCCGGTGTAGCCCGGCGCCGTGCCGAGCAATTGCGACAGGCGCGCATTGGCCGCTGTGCCCGTAGCAAGGAATGGCGCGTTGTTCGCCTGCGTCACGTCGAATTGCCGGCGCTGCTCGGCGATCGCGGCCTGCGCGGCCTGGAGTTGCGCATCGGCTGCCTTGCTGCTGGCATTGCTCGCATTCGCGCCGGCCAGAAGGCTCGCCAATGCCCCGCTGGCTGGAATGCCGAGCGTCAAATAGTCGCCCGGTGTGCCGGTGCCGTTGACGATGCGGTTCAGCGCGTCGCCCGCGCTGGAAGTGTTCCCGACTCTTGCCGGTAAGCCACTCGCCTCCACCGCCGCTGGAACGCCAGCGCCTGCCGTTCCAGCCCCCGCGCCAGAGAATCCGGCCGCAGTTTCGCCCGCTGCCGTGCCCCCGGCGCCAGCGGCTTGTCCGGTGAGCAGCATTTCGTCTGTAATTCCGCTGCCGAGCGCGGCCCCGGCGCCTGCGCCAAACCCGACGCCCGTGGCGGTAGGAATCGGCGCAAACGCCGCCCCGGTTCCGGGCGCCCCGGCGCCGAACGCCGCATCTTCGCCGGCAAGCGTCGAACCATAGTCTGCCAGCGTGGTTGAGGCCCCGCCGCCCGCTGTGCCCGCGCCGGCCGCCCCGATCGCGGCCGCCGCCGCCGGCAGGAACGCCGAACCTGCAGCGAGCCCGCCAAGGATGCCGCCAAGGCCGGGGCCAAAAAAACTCCCTCCGTGACTTCCTGCCAGTACAGCTTGCCATTCTGGCGTAGGCTTGGATCGATCTATGCCATTATCGACCTGCACCGCCTGACCATTCCCGCCGGGCGCCCAAGCAGGTTGACCAGCAGGAGGCGAACCAATACTAATTTCCCCCGTTGAGTCATTAACATAAACCGCCTGCCCGTTGTCACTCGCTGCATTGGCTTGAGCACTACTAGACACCTTATTCACAATATCAGGAGAGAAGTGGTATCCAGTGTTTGCGATAATCCACCTGCCAACAGGAGCGGGCTGTTGCAACCCGCCCATCGTCGCCGAAGGTTGCGGATTGGTCAGTGCGCTGAATGTGTTTGCAGCCATGATGTGTCCCTATGCCGGGATGCCGTCCGCCGTAACCCAGACCGTAGGCGTCAGCGATGCTATCCAAATCGGTTTGCCGATCGTGACGTCGTAGAAAATTCGCCCGATCCAAAGCAGCTTGACCGGGCGCTGCGCCGTAGTCCCACTCTGCACCATGGCATTGCAGATCAAAAATACCGCGCCGAACCAATTGCGCCACGATGGATTGACCGCGAGCATGGAACCGTCATCATCCAATCGATCGACTGGAGTTTCGGGGGGCGCGTTGATTAGCGCGGCCATCAGTCGCTTTCCGGGTTGAGCGTCGCGCTGACGACGACGAACGGCACAGGGTCCGTGCATGTAATTTTGAAAACAAAACTGCGCGCCGTGCCAAGCCTGCGCCATTCAACGCGCGTGCGAAATTGCCCGATCGCCCCCATCGTCTTCCACATCTGCGCGCCCCAGGTCTTGCCGTTGTCGCGCGATACGGATAGGCCAATCTGCGGATTCGACCCCTGCCCGGTTGCCGTGCCGTTGCCAACTTCCATATCGACGCGCAAACAATCTGCCTGCAAATACTCCAAGCCCGGATTTGCAACCGTCTCGCTGACGATCTCGCGCTCGATCGACGCGCCGTTGTCTGTGAGTGCATTGCAATCCAAGCGATGCAGGCGGCCGGTCGAGAAATCGCCCACGATCTGCTGGCCAAGCAACGTGAAGCCGAATTCGGCCAGATGCCGCGCAATGCCGAAGCTCTTGACCTTCGACCATTGCCCCGGATTCTGCGAGCCGTCGTAGAGCCACGATGCCGGCACGCTCGGGAAGTTGATCTGGTACATCGGGTGCCCGTTGCACATGTAGGAAAGTGCGCTTGCATCCGTCGTCACGGCATACTGGTTGATGACGAAATCCATATCCTGAGACGAGATTTTTTCTGGCAGGTAGCCGTTCATCTTCCCGATCATCACTTGGCCCATTCTGTTTTGGACCAACATGCAGAACGTATTGTCGAAGCGCGCGATGCTGTAGCGCGCGGCCAGGCCCCATTCGTTCGCGGTGCCCTGCAACTGCGAGAACGGGAAATCCGCGGTGCCCGAGTTGCCCCAGAATTCCGTGACGAGATAGCCCGGCAGAATCAATTGCCCATTGCTCGCATAGGCGCGCACGATTTGATCCGGGCTCACTTCGGCGTTCGCAAAGTTGAGCGCATCCCACGAAAGGCCATCGTCAATGTCAGAGACCTGGAAGCGGCTGGAGTCCTGAATGCTGACGACGAAGCGGCGCCCCAGATAGGTGACAGTCGCCGGATTCGCCGGGAAATCAGGGTCCGCAATCTGCGCGAATGCATGCGTCACGGTGTTGTAGATATAGCCCGCGGTGCCGTCCACGATCATGACCTGCACCGTGTTATGCGACATGCCGATGCGGCCTTGAGTCGTCAGCAACATGCCGCGCACCGTCGCCACGCCAACATTATTCACTTCGTACAGGTTGCCGAGATGAACGACGAAACACACGTCCAATTCCTCGAATGCGATGCCGCCGCGAACAGGCATCGGGCCGAAGTCAGCGAATAGGCGCAGGCCTGGCGTGGAAAAAGCGACAAGGATGCTCTTTTCGCCTTGCGGTCTGGACTCTACCGCTAGGTTTTGGATGCTGTTCGCGGTTACAAAATTCGAGCGCGCGAGTTGGCCTAAGCCTAGAAGCGGGATGCGAGGCACGTTATCCGCTCCTGCCGTTGTACCATCCGTACCTAGAGCCAAGCCCGACGATCGCCGCATCCAATTGCAGCACGCGCGGCTTGCGATTTGATCGTTTCACGATGCCGATGGATTCTGCCGCGTGCGCGACTACATCGGGAAAACTCGTCAGTTTCTTCCCGAACATTGGGGCTAAGCGCAGCGCCAGGTTATAGACGAACGCATCCGAATAACCAGGAGGGAATGAAATCGTAGTCCCGACCGCCGCAACCTGCGTCAGCAGCCGATCAATCGAAAACGTGATCGGAACAATCGCGTCAGGAACCGGCCACAGCGTCACCGATGCGGCCGGGAAATCGTTGATGAAGAGGTAACGAAGCGGGAACTGGCCGGGCTGAGTCTTTACTCCTACCATGTTGTATTCTGCCTGCGTCATCATGGTGCAAGCGAACGTGGCGCCGTTGATGACGGTGTACGCGGGCTCCCAGATGCGCTGTGGACGATCAGTGTTCCACGTGGATCCGGGGCCGATGGGATACGTCGCTAAATTGGCGACGCTGTTGAAGGTCTGATTGGCCGTGCCGTAGACCGCGAGATTTTGCGCGCTCCAGCTATCCAAAAGCTGGTTGAACTTGCGGAGGCAGTCGGACGTCTCGTCAAAAGTGAGCGTCTGATCCGTGCCGAGGGAACTTGTTAACCCAAGCGCATCCTCGATGTACTGGAGAGCAGTAGCGCTCGGCATCGGAAATCATAGCGCGAGGTTACACGCCGCCTTGATTCGGGAAGAGGCACCAATCGCAAACGGTCGCCGCGGTCGCGTTGGCCGTGCAGAAGATCGTGAACGAACCCGCAGCCGTAACGATTCGCTCCACCCTTAGAGCGGTTCCATCTGCCGCCGCTTGCCCCACGTAGGCGAGCACGCGACTGCTCGGCGTGCATTTGTCTGTCGTGACGACAACGGACGCGGCGCCAATGGGCACTGTCACGCTGCCCGCGTTGTAAGTAGAGGCCACAGCGCCGCCAGTAGCCGGCCCCGCGTTCGTCACCGCGAGCCCTTGCGCAATGAGCGCGGCTTCCGTGTCTGCCGGCAGTTCAATGATGGTGCCGGAAATGTACCCGCCATAGGCCCTGTTAAGCAGAATCATAATGCGTTCCTTTTCGTTGTCAGTTGCCGCTTAGGCGTGGTTCTCGGCTTTTTCCGCTGCGACTCGATCCTTTTCGGCCTTCACATCGGCCGCATGCGCCGCGACAGGATCAATAGCGATCGTTGCAATTGAGCCCGGATTGTGGTGCTTGTCGTCGATCACCGCGTCGATCCACGCGACAAGATCGGTCAAGTGCGCGCCGATTGCGTCGATGTCGCTTTTCGATCCGCGCGCCAGTTGATTGCGTAGGGATACGACGTGCGCGCGCAACGCGCCGAGTGATTCGGGAACAGTGAGCGGCTTCGGCGGCGGTAGCGGAACAGCCTTGCGCTCAGGCGCCGGCATACCCGGAGGCTGCGGCGGCGCGACGGAGGCGATTTGTTTTCCGACCAGATCGGACTCCTTCGACTCGGGCAGCGTGAGCAGCGTTCCCACTGCGTAGCCGTCGTACTCTTTGAGCAACTTGATTGACATGACGCGAGTCCTTTAGACGGTTACGGGATGGTGAGGTACTTGACACTGAGCTCGGGATATGTCGCCGCGTAACCAAAGAGCACATCAATCCGCATGTTGGCGATATCCTGCGCGCCATCGAAGTACTCCAGCACGCGCAAACGGAATCCCTCATCGGATACCTGCTTCACAGACATTACGCCATTGGCCGGTGGTTCCCACATTGGCACCATGGCCAGCGTGAACGCATCCTGATGGTACCCGATATTCGTGCTGTACGCCGTGCTCGCGGCCCCGAGAATCACGAACGGCTGCGCCGTAGTCGGTGAAGCCGTGACATTTTGGAACGGTCCCGAGGTCACGATTGCCGGACTGATCGGCAGCGATACTGCGCCCTGCGCCACGTCCGCCGTAATCACGAAATTGGCGAGCGCACCCGTTGACGTGCGCGACTGCGGGTTGACCGCGAAAACGCCAGGCAGCGTGATCGTGGTGCCGCGTGTGATCGTGCCAGCGCCGGTTGCCGCCACCGTGATTGTCGATCCGACCTGATTAGCGCCGTTGATGTTGGACGCGGTGCCAGCGCCGTTCGTATGCACATCGACGTTCTGATCCATAGCGGGATGGATGCCGAAGCTGTCCTGCATGTAACCGGTGCGGTATTGGCCTGAGATTTTTTCGGGCATGTTGAATAGGCCCGCGAAGCCTTGAATCATGGCGCCGTTTAGCGCCGGATTCATCACGATATTGCGGTTGCCATCCTTCACGGGCGCCGCCATTTCGTCCAACCGCTGATTGATCGACGTGAGCGCGTTGATTGCGAGCGCCTGCGTCGTCGGCAGTGCGCCCGTTGGATTCAGCGTGTTGAATGTTGAGAAGTGCGCGAGCTGCAAGCCCTGGCGGTCGATTTCGTTCGCAACCGGCGCCATCGCAGCACGCACCTTTTTCTCGAACTGCGTGAGCGACAGCGTGCGCTCGAACGAGTTGAAGAAAATATCGCAGCCGCCCTGCGAGACCGTCAGCGGAATTGTCGTTTCCACCGTGGTCTGGGGCGCCGCCACTCTGCCCGCGCGGTAGGTATAGCGCGGCGGACGCTTGATGTTGATCGTTGCGCCCGGCGCGTAGCCGCGACTCATGTTCGATGCATATTCGTCCTCATAGTCGCGGTTGACCGCAGCGGCAAAGGACAGCATGTTTTTCAGGACGGCGAGCGCCTCTTTCGCCACCAGAGACGATGTGACAAGAACGTTGGACATCTTGCGATTCCTTCCAGCGACGCCTCGCGGCGGTAGCCTTACTCACGTTTTAGCGCGGAGGTCGCATCCCTGCGATGCCCCGCGCCCCTATTTCATCTTCGCGCCCATCGCGCGCCTTGCTTCGCGCGTAGCGCTTCGTACTCTTTCTGGCTCATATCCCCGGAGAGTTCCCTGGAGATGCTGCGCCCGCCGTTCAACGGCGAGGGCGGCGCCGGTGCGTTCGTTCCTTTCTTCCCGGCAGGACTCGCCAGACTGGTTTCCAGCTTCCCGAGTTCGGCCACTTGCCGCAGCGGAGAGAGGTCCGTAATCCGCTCGGCCACGTCAGGGTTTTTCGCAAGATGATGCAGGAGCGCAGGCCCGACTTCGGATTCCACGATCGCCCTTCGCGCGGCGCCGGAGAGGTCGGGTAGCCCTTCCTCAACGTACGCGGAGACGACACTCGCGTAATCCTTCTGCTGCGCCTGGAATACGGTTTCCCGCGCCTGCCAGTCGGCGGCGAGCTTTTGCGTGCTCGCTACCTCGCGGCCTTGCTGCTCTGCTTGCTGGCGTGCCTGGCGTTCGCTCTGGAGGCTTTGATTTGCCACCTGCGCCGCGTCGTACCTTGTAACGGCGCGCAAGTAGGTTTCGTAGTCTTCGAATTGCTCGCGCTTCGGTTCGCCTGTTTCCTGCGCTGGCCGAGACTGCGCTTCGAGCCGCTGGTTCTGCTCTCGGAGTAGCCTGACTTCGGTTTCGGCTGCGACGCGGGCTGTTCTCTGCCGGTCTAGCCTACGCTGGAATGCGGACTGCTTCCGAGCTTCCTGCTGCTCGGTAGTCTCTGCTGCGTTTTGCGCGAGGTCTTCCGTCGTGGCGGGTGCGCCGGCTTGGTCTTCGGCGCCGGGGGCCGGTAGGGCTGCGCCGCTAGATGACGCAGCGTCGGCATTTTGCCCAGATTCAGCGCCAGTTGTCAATCCCGGTGCATTTTCCATCATTTCCTCCTACGTCAAATTCAGCGGCGTGAGCACCAGCGCCGCGTTCGCTTGCGTTTCGTCATGGTATCGACAGCGCGGCAGTTTTGGCGAGCACAGCGACTACGCCGTACCCAATGCCAGTTAAATGAACTTGATCTGCAACAAAATAGGTTGCGTTGGTAGACGCCCCAGGTGCTCCGATATTCGCATTCAGCCCGGTGTCGCATAGCGCATCGGCGAATGTCGCCCAATTCGCCCGTATGTTTGTGTTCACTGTCTGCCTATCGGTCTCGAATGATCCTGGAATGCCAGCGTCTGACCGCGGCAGCAACGTGAATGCGACTACTTTCCAGCCAGCCGTTTTTCGCGTCTGACAGTATGCAGAGAAACTTGCGTAAACTTGCGCAGCGGTCAAACCGCCAAGAGCTAAATCATTGGTTCCTCCCCACGCACCAAGGATGTGTTTCGTATGCCCGTCTGCTATGAGTGGGTCTATATTGGCTGGAGCGTTGGTTATCATGCCGCCAGTGAACTGCCCGGATACGCCGAAATTTCTAACCATCCACTGGTTCGTCATGGAGAAGAGAAATTGCGTCACGTAGTCACGGTTTGCGCCTGCGCTGATGCCCAAGGTCAAACTGTCTCCGTCTCCGACATACAGGAAAGGCCCGTAATCAGGAATCGTCATGGAAGCGAGTGACATTTAGATTACCTGTTGCAAGAACAATTGTACGTTTTTAATGGTGCCGTTCCACTGAAATGAAGCACCAGTGACATGCCCGATGCCAATGCTGCCCGCTGCAAGAGTTCCAGCCGCGCCAACAGCGGGCGGGAGACCGTCTCCAGTAATCATCACCCCCGCCGGACCCCACGAGGATGCGCGCTTTCTCACATCGATACTCATGTCTGACATACCGTTCTTGGTCACTGAAGCAGTAGCACTAAGGGATAGCGCGGTGCTGCCAACCAATCCAGACTCATATAGCATAAAGGCAAAACCGGAAGTGCTAACCGCCACGCAGTTCGTGGCGGCGATTGTCCAGTTAGAAAAAAGTTCCGCGTAACACGCACCTTGTGAAAGATTAAGATTTCCTGCTTGCGGAAAACTCAGTGTATCTGCCGCCCTTGCCGCGCCGGCAGATACCATAGGAGAGCTTGCAAATTGATTTGCGGTCAGAGGCTCAAACTGATTGAAATCCGCCTCGATCACGTCGCCAGCGCTGCCCATGACGATACCGTATGCAACGTTGAGGATAGATGCGTTCAGTTGCACTCGCGTCTTAGTGACGCTGTTGATTTGCGCAGTCACGTCGAGTGTCGTCGCGCCCTGCTCAATCACGATTGTTCCGCTGCCTGATACCCTGCGCAGGAATACGCCGTAGGTGCGCGCCGACGCCGCCGCAACGAGCGTTTGCAGGATCGTGCCGCCTGGGGCCGTTGCGGTCAGCGTGGTACAGGCGTTCGGCACGCCGTCGATGCCGGTCGCTGTTTTCGCGGCCGTAATGCCGATCTTGACCCATGAGGCGTCTGTCATGTCCCGAATGGCCGCTGTTGGCGTAACAAGCTGCACGCCTGCAAGTTCGCTCAAGTAACCGCCATACGCGCCTGCCGCTGTATTCGCGCCAAGGTAGCTTGATCGAGCGATACCTGTTGCGACTTGCCCCCATAACCCGCTTGCGAGCTTTGTCCACGCGACGGAAGCGCGGGTGAATGTCGGCGTTGCAGAGCCTAGAGCAATTACCGGAATGGTATTGACGATGCCATTGCCGAGATCATCTAAAAGCAGCAAGAACGACGGCGAACCAGCGCCGCCAGCGCCGCCAGCTTCAGAATCGCTCAGCCGCGTGAATATCTCGCCACGGCGATCCGATGCAATGAATTCCTTTGGAAAACCAGCGCGCATTACGAATACCAGGCCGCCGTGAGCAGTCCGCCTGCGATCGAAATAACGCTCAAAGTTTGAACGCCGTACAGCTCATACCCGATCGGGTTCAACTCGCTCGCGGTGCCGTCGGTCACGTCGGCGGGCACGGTTGCGACTGTGTTCTTGACTGCGGCAAAGTCCGACGTAGCCGAGAGAATCACGCAATTGGCGCCGGCAGGCGGCGTCAGCGTTTCGGCGACACCTGCAGCAAGCGAACGCGAGGTGATGAAGTCAGAAGGCGGGCGAAGGATGTACTGGCGCAGAAAGTTAGGCAGTTTGACCATTGGAGTTTCCGTTAGAAAAATTCAGGCTTGGCGATTGCGCGAGTGAGCGCCATAAGGCCGGTTTGTAGGTCGGTCGCGCCGATGCTCACCCAACGCTGATCAAAGGCCGCGTTGGTGCGCATCTTGACAACAAGTTCCCCTAATTCCTTACCTTTTTCCTTGACCATGTTCATCGCATCAATATCTTCTTGTGCGAGTTCGCGGTAGCCGCTGATCTTGCGATGCTGATTTTCCATTACCCCTCCTTGACTGCGTGAATTTCATCTTTGATTTCGTTGGCCGTTCTGTCGAGTTCCCACGCAACGTCAACGCTCATGCCGCGCTCGCCCCGCTTCAAGCCGAGTGCAGCGGCGAATACCTCGACAACACCCATCTGAGCTTGCAAGATTTCGTTTTGTCGGCGCAAGTCACGAATCTCCGCGCTTGCACGTTTCAACAAATCTTTCATTGTTTCCCCCCTTTTCAAGTTTCAGTTTCATCACGGCGCTGCGGGTTTGCCGCCATTCGGTTTCGCCTTCGCCGTTTTGTCCGCAACAGCGAGCTTCGACCCCGCCATGATTTCGGCGACGCGGATTTTCGTGTGCGCTTCAAGCGTGGCCTTCCACGCCTCGAATGCTTCGCCTTTCTCGCCATTCAGCCCCTCGGCGGCGGCGTTCGCGGCGTCAATTTCGATTTGCTGCTGCTGCTGAAGCAGCGTCGCCTGCGCCGTCATGTGCGCAGTCTCTGCCTCCTGCGCCGCCTTGCGCGCATTGTGCGGCACGGCGATCGCCTCGGCCTGGGCACGCAGCAAGTCCGCCTGCGCCGTCATTGTCTTGGCCTTCGCTTCCTCGATTGCCGCGGCGAGCTTCATGCGCTCGGCCTCTTGACGCTGCGGTTCAAGCTGCTGCTCATTCAGCACTTGCTGCTGCTTCATTGCGTTCAACTGCTGGCCCGCAATATCTGCCTTCTTTAGCGTCTCCTGCGCCTGTTGCAATTGCTCTTGCATCTGGGCAATCATCTGCCCGGCTTGAGCGGCTGGTATCGGCCCCTGCGGCGTCTGAATCACGGGTTCGTCTGGTTCGCCCTTCTGCGGCCCGCGGATCTGCGGCGGGATGGTCTTGGCGATGCGCTCGGCCATTTCGTCGGCGCCGGGCCAGTCTTGATTCTTCACGTACAGATCGCCTATCACGTTCCACAAGCCCGGATTCTTCGCCATGTTCTCGGCCATGCCGTCAGCGGCCTCCTGGCGCAACGTGCTGTAGCTCGGCCCGCTCGACACCGTCGTGTCGTACTCCCCGCCGGTCATATCGTTCAGGATTCGCGTGATCGCTTGCCCGGTCTGGTCCTGCTCAACTTGCGGCGTGTTGATGGGCGCATGCCCGATCGTGCCGTCTTCGTTCATGATCTTGGCGACGCCCTGCCAGTCGTAGTAGTACGGGATCATGTAGTTGAGGCAGCGCGCGGCTTGCCTGATCGCCCTCATCAATCCATCCATGTAATGAAATGACGCCATTTCCCCCTGGCTCTGCTGGCGCTGCTCCTGGATGCCGGATTTCGCCGTGCCTGCCGCACCAAGTCGCCCCTGGAATGTGCCTGTAAAAACTCCGGTTGTTTGTTTTACATTGTCGCCAGCGTGCATAGCGAGCGCGAGGAACCCGACTGGAATATCCGCCATCGGCTGGCGCTGCGGCGCTGGAACAATATGCCCGTCAACCGTGGTCGGCTTGTAGAGCACGTACGGCAGAATTGAGCTCGCCACGGCGCCCCATTCGTCCTCGTGGCCTTCCTCTTGCCCTTCTGCCATCACCCACGGCGATTTGCTGCGCGCGGACACTTCCTCCGTTGCCACGGTCATGAACACGTTATAGCTTTGCGCCGGCCCCTTCGCATTGCGAATCATCCCGCTGCGCGTGACTTTGCCTTCGATGTCGATTTCGTCGCCATACACGCAAAAGACCGGAATCCACTTGCACTTGATCTCGGTCTTTTCCAGAATATCGACGGCGGTAATTTTGTGCCACATCACCTTGCAGCGAGTGCCCGGCCGCTCTTTCTCGATCGTCACACCCGGCGGCAACTCAAGCAAGTCGTTCTTGAAACCGCTCTCGCCATTCGATAGCAGCACCACCGTCGCGGCCGTCTTTTCGATCCGGTAATACTCGCAGATCAGCACGTTGTCCAAGCTGCCCCACGCGCTATAACCGCTTGCGCCGTTGAATAGCGACGCATCGCATGCTTTTGCTTTCGGAAACTGCCGCTTGAATTCCTTGCGATCGATCAGCGACTCGATGAAGCACCATTGCATGCCGCTGCCGTCTGGTTCCGTATTCAGCGGATCGATCTTCACGCTGAGCGCATTGCGGATGCGCTTGAAGCACAGCTTTTGATTGAATGTTTTGTCATCGTAGTATTCCGGCACAAGGCGGAAGTATCCGAAGCCGATTCCAGCCGCGCTGTTCACCGCTGTGTCATAAGCGGCATCGGCATTCGACTCATACTCGATGTGCCGGATCATGCCTTGGCGCACCTTCGCGGTGTCGTCATCGGCTGAGTCGCCGACAGGATGAACCTTGATGCTCGGCGTATTCTGCCGCTGATCGTTCGTGACTTGATGCAGGTACGTGGGCAGCGAATTGACCGTAATCATCGGCCGGCGCGCAATCGTGCGCTGCTGCACCGCAATCGGGTCCCACTGGTTCGTTCCGCCTTTCAGGAAAAGCAGATCGTCGCGCGCGTCTACGCGGTTCTCGCTCTCGGCGGCTTCGGCGATGGCGTAGCGTTCGCGCGCCTCATTGAGGATGTCACTGTCCGACTGCTCGCCTGCATCCGGCAAATCTTCGGCGTCGGGTTCGTTTGTACTATAGGCCATGCGCGATTCTCACTACACGCTCGGGCCGCCGAGCTAGCAGCACGCACGGCTGCTGTTGGATCGGAACGAAGCGGAATTTAGCGTAGAACTTGAGCAACTGAACCACGCTCAGGCCGTCCGCGAAAGGCTCCGGCTTTACGATCAGCGCGAGTTCAGCTTCGTCTGCTTCGCGGCAAGTTTTCCACAAGAGCGCCGTTGCTTCGCCCCTTCCTTGATCCTTCGATTGCACGGAGACGAGTTCGCGGGTTTTCTCCCAGTACTCAACTGGCAATGACTCGGCGATCGCCACCCGCAGAGACGCCGATTTGTGCGTTCTTTTTCCAGGTTGCATACTCAACTCATCCAGCCACCGCCAATGATGGCGCGCTGCTCAAGCGGCTTTTTCTTCACGCTCTGATTCGGAAATGGCATCCTGCCGCGCGCTAGATACCGCTTTGCGTCCGCAGTGTGCGAAGTCCAATCGTGCAGCGGCGCGTCTTCGAATCGTTGCAGCTTTTCATCCCATTTGCGCCTGTATTGACGCAGCGCGTCGAGCGCCCGGTCCATGCGTTCCTTTGCCTGTTCCATCGTTTCCTCTGCAAACGGCAGCGGCTCCGCATTCCACTCGCACAGAGGCAGCAATTGCCGCACCGCCTGAATCCCGTCGTCAACCGCATCGCGTTGCAGGATGCGCACTTTTACCCCGAGACTTTGCATGGTCTTCCGGCGCGTCGTTCCTGTCCCAAGTTCGCTATTGTCACCATCATGCGGCCAGATGTGATCGGCGTACACATACGGCATTTCGGCGAGCTTCTTCGCGTACCAATCGAGTCCGACGCCTGAACCTTCAATCACGTTTATCAAGCGCACGCGACCGGAAGACGGCTGCTGAAAAAACCAAATCACTGTGCTGTCGCCGATGCCCAAATCCCAGGCGGTGCCAACAGGCAGATTCGGAATGTGAGGGAACAAGCCAATGCGTCCTTCGCGTTCGGCGCGCGACATCAATTCGCCATAGTACGCTCCGGGTAATGCTGCATCGAAGTCGCAGTAGTACTCCTGCGCTACAATTGCGTCCGCCTCTTTTTTCCCGCGCTCTGCGGTCAACTCGCGGCGTTCGCGGTCGATAATTTCTTTCGAGATTACATTCGTTTGCTCAACAGTAAGAATCTGCCCAAACCAATCTTTATCCTCCATTGCGAATGTAACGAGTTTGGCGAAGTGGTTGCGTCCGCGCGGGGTGGAAATGAACAGCGCCCATCCACCGTTCTCCGCAAGAATCGGGCGCAGCAATGCCCATGCAGACGGATCGGCAAGCGCATACTCGCTGAATACCACACCTACCGGCGGAGAACCGAGCAGAGAATTGAAATTGTCCGAGCCAACAACTTGCCACGTTGATCCGCCGCGCAAGCGGATAAACATATCCTGCTCTCTCCGCTGCTCGCAAATTTCGTCCGGGAAAGCATCATCAATGCGGCGCCTGCTGGTCCTCGGATTTACAGCATCCCAGATCGCCTTACGCGCCTGATTCGCAGCAGGCAGCATGTGCCAGTAAGAGCCAATGCGCTGCATCGCGGAACATGCGGCCCAATGCAGCGCGATATCATCCTTGCCGCTGCGTCGATGCCATGCGAGCGCAATGCGCTTAACGCCGGATTCAAGCGCGGTCCACGCCGGCAGTTGATAGTGGCGGGGCCGCCAATCGTGCGCAGGCAAACGAATGCAGTTATCTTCCATCAGCCTGGTCCAGTACGTCGCTAAACTTCAAGATTTGCACGGTAAGCGGCCCACCGTCTAAACCTGAAATCGCCTGCGGCACCTTCCCATCCAGGCGCTCGGCAAGCATCTGCGTCGCCCACGGCACGCCGGCCGAGGCGAGAATCAGAAGTTTGTCCGCGGCTTGGCGCACGCGCTCGCCGTCATCCTGCGCGATGCACCGATATAGCGCCTCAAGGAAAATAGCACCGCGCTTGCGATCGTTGTTGTTTTTATTACCGGCTGGAGCGCCGCGCTTCGCCATTTGCGCTAACTTTCAATGACTTGAAAGAGCTCACACTACGCGCAGCGCCGGATTATGTCAAATTCCCCCTGCCGGGGGATGCGCTGTGACGGCTGCGAGCGAGGGAGGTGCGGCGGTGAACCACTATGGCCGCAGGCGGAAATTTTGGTCCGATGGGTGAATATTATTCCGAAACTATTCCGCTGCGTCAAGAGAACATCGACATCCTGCCGCTTTCAACCACGCCATTGAGTTTTATTTCGCCCCGCACCATCTTGCGCGGCGGACCTTCCTCGATCGGATTGATGACGCAGTGTTCCTCATCGCGCGAGTAGAGCATGATGACGATGCCGCTTATAGCCTTCGGATTGCCTTCGAGACCTTTCTTGCTCATCGATTCTTCCTCGGCGCGTGACGCCGGCCTTGCTACCCACGATTCACACACGAAAATGCCGATGTCGAGTACGCGCTTGGAGAGCAGCACGTTTATCATGTTGCGCGCGGCGACGATATCCCCCTTTTTCTCGTTCGGGCACAGGATCGGTGTCATCAGGCCGTACTTCCCGGCGCCCGCGATCTTCGCGCCGAACACGATAGGCGCATGCTGCTGACCGGTACCGACGATCACTCCGGCCGCGAGTTGCGTAACGCCAAGCAGCGCGCGGAAGTCCTCGATTGTCACGTCCATTATTCGTCCTCCGCGGCGCCTTTCTGGTACGGGCGCAAACGCCAAAGCGGGCAGGTCACCACGGTGCAGTTCGCCACCTCGACCCGTTCCCAGTTGCAGCAGTCCAGGCACTTCGCCTTGATGATCTGCCTCGGGCTCCCTTCGCCAGCCAAAGCCCGGCGCAAACCCCCTTGCAGGGAAACAGGAGCACGCTGAACATGCGCTTCCCTGCGTTCATCCGCGGTCGGAACGGGCTTCATTCCCCGGCCCCGCTGGCCGGACCAAAAACAGGCTTCAACGTGGGGTAGGTCGGATTTTCCGCGTTCTGTCCAAAATCCGCTCCAGGGATGCGACTTGTAGGTAAGGCGCTCGCTTCCCGATCCAGTTTCTCGGCCAGCAAAACAGCCGCCACGGCAAACCCCTCGATTTCCGCCACGGAACTAGCCCGCCAAACTTGCCGCAAAAACCGATAGTTGATCCCATCCCACGCCGTCATGAAGTCGCCCCACTCGGTGATTTCAGCCGGGGTCACCACGTACCGGTGCCTCGACAGCAGACGATTGACCCGCCTCTTCGTCGATTCCAGTTGTGCCGCCACGGCGCGGGCTTGCACCAGTTCCGATTCGGCGCACAGCCCCAGGAATATCAGCGTATCCAGCGCAAAACTCAACGTCCGGTAATACGCGACCGGAAGCGGCTCGACTATCTCCCGCTTGCGCAGCGCAATCCACTGATATGCGTCTGAATCAACACAGCATTTCTCGTTTATGTCCAGCATCATGATGGGCTCCCAATAGCGTTGGATGGATGGTGCTGGCTGCGCGGGTGATTGGGCACCTCGCAGTTACCCCTGTCCCCAGGACCAGCCTTCGAATCATAGCATTATTCGCAGCTCCAAACCTAAGTCTGCCGCTTCAAATCCGTTCGCAGCAGCTCGCCGACGAGGGTGAAGTCGGTCAAACCGGCAGTTCCAGTATTTTCGCCTGCGGCATGGCGAGCGCAGGATTCGCTGGCTTACCCTCGGCTGTCAAGGCCACAGCGAGCGCACGATAAAAATTTACCACCTTCTCCAACTCCTGGATGGTCGCATCGCTCTTGATCGTATTCGCGCGAAAACTGATAACGATGATGTTTCCGGGAATGTAACCAAGCTCTGGTTTGATGCGGTCAATGGTTGGTGACTGCGGTCCGCACTTCCCATCTCCTACGGTAAGCTCGACACCCAACACCGGACAGTAGGTTGGAACAATCACATCTGATTCAGAAATGGTGAAAGGTAGATTATTTTCCTTTGCACGCGAACGCGCTCCCATCCATAAATGCTTGGCTATCCTCTTTCGACGATCGGATTTTCCCTTGATTGAAACAGCGGCCCTATTCTCTCGGTAGTAAGCTGCCGCTCTTTCTCTCGCAACCACCGGATTTTCTTTGTAGTTGGACCGTATGCAAGCTCGGCATCTAGCTGTTAAACGTTTATGCGCTGTTCCGTCTTTCCACGAGAATTCCAGTGGAGGCTTAGCAATGCCGCATTGTTTGCATACGCGACCATTCGTGTAGTCGAGCTTTCTCAAAACGGAAGTTCCGAAGATTCTTTTTTGGGTAACTTAACGAATGTCTCTGGCACAAGTTTCCCTTCTGCACATAGAGCTACAGCTAAAGCTGACCATCTGTCACTTTTAATCCCCCAAAGAGGTCCGGGCTCGGCTTTGCGGCCTATCGCCGCAGGCTGCCCGCCGTATCGGTCGATAATCGCGGCGCGAATGTTCGAGTCCCCGGCTTTGGCTGAACCGCAATGGAATATCTTCACCTGCCGCCGGTAGATCAGCACCACCTTGCCGCCACGATTCTGCCATGCCTCGGCAAAGCGCCCTATCCACTTCGCCGTCTCGAATGTCTCGCGCCCGACTGCCATCCCGCGCGCCTCAATGTCCTCGATCGCAAGCAAGTCGTGAACAGCATCGCAATAGCTGCGCAACCGCACAAGCAAACCATCATTCGGCAGCTTATCGTGCATGCCGATAACGCCGTCAGACTCCAGCGCAATGATTGCGCTCTCCGTCGTACCGGGATCCAGGCCCAAAATCATGCCGCCGCCTTCCGCGGTCGCCCAACCTTGCGCCCGGCCTGCGTCTTGCCCACGCGCACCCGATGCTCGCGGACGATTCTGGCCATGCAATCCCGGCAGTACGGCATGCGCCCATCCTTCGTGCTCCTGTTGTCGCCGAACGCGCGGCCGGGCAGTTTGGCTTGGCAGCCCGGGCACCACTTCTTCACGCCGCTTCCTCGGCGCCTGGCTCATCCTTTTCCAAGCAGGCGAACAAGTCAGGCGTCGCCATTTCACGCGCAGCCATCTCGCAGTACGCAATCGCATCGATGAAGTAGCGCGCGCTCAACTCGATGCCGATGCCGCGACGCTTCAACTTGATCGCCCGGAATATGGAAGTACCCAATCCGCTGAAGGGGTCCAGCACAGTTTCCCCCTCCATGCTCCATTGTGCAATCGCGCGATCGGCCAAATCGAACTGCATCGGGCACAAGTGCATTTCGCGCCCCGCCGCCGACTGAGCGCCATTCAGTGTGAGCATGCGCGTGATGTCCGTCCACACATCCGGATGCCACGACTGCGGCTGCAACAACATGAACGTGACCGGCAGCGTGCCTTTCGCTTCCATCGCCTCGCCGAGTTTTACATGATGCTCGAAGTCGTACACGTCGCGCAGCGAGAAATCGCGGAACAGTTTGAAAATCTGCGCGTGGTCCAGTTGCTCAAGCTCCGAGGGCATCAACAGCCGGTTGCCGGAACTGCGCGTGAAGCCGTGCGCGTCGATCTGCCAGCGCGAACGCGAATAGCCAGTGCCTTGCTTCATCGGCTTGTTTCGATCGAAAGGAATCACGTTGCCTTCGGCATCCAAACTCAGCGGCTTAGGCTTCACTACCGGCACATCGGCGTAGCTGTTCATGCGGTCCGTCGGCGGCTTGCGAAAGAGCAGCAGATATTCCGGCATCCCGACGCCCATCTTCGTGCCATCCTTGCATTGTTCCGACCAGCCGAGGCGATACGTTTGATTATTTTCGCGCACCACGTCGGTGACGATCGTTTTCATCCCCATGTAGCCGAAGCCGTGCTTGACGAAGTTCGCAATCGT